AAAGCAGTGGCGAGTTTGTGATCTCAAAGAAACGACTGTCTGATGAATTGGTGAGCCGTTTTAATTGTGAGCTTGAGCGCACAAATACCGAGAGGAAAATCCATGGGATCAAATTGCGCTGGGGTCTGATGCCGTGACACATGTGACGCGTTTCACTGAATCAGCGTATGGATGCACATAGCGCGCGCGCGCGTATACGCCTATTATAGAGGACGCGTCACTTGCGTCACTGAGGGACGGTCTCGCGCCTGACGACAAACTGTGCTAGAGCGAAAATTCAACAGTTTGAGACTGCACTACAATGCCGTGGCAGCCTGGGCAATCTGGCAACCCCGCTGGGGCGCCGACGCGGATCAAACCGTGGCGTGAAGCGTTGCAGCGCGCACTCAAGCGCGAGCAAAGATTACTCTTTCATACCAACAGGTTACATCCTTCCATCATCTCGACCCATGACGAGAACGGCGTCTGCATTGTGCCCGAAGGGCAGATGCTGGAGCTGATCGCCGACATGACCGTGCAGCGTGCTGCCTGTGGTGATCACGACGCCACGCTCGAGATTGGTAATCGCCTTGATGGTCGCGCACCGCAGACGCTTGAAGGAGGCGATGCGCCGATCATCCATACCGTGAAATGGCTGGACGACGATGACGAGACCGGCAACGGATTGGATGTTGAGAATATTGCGGAGTCCGTGAGCGGAGAAGGCGCTTCGGGCGTTGAAGTTGGTACACCCGAGCCCGTCGGGGTGAGACAGCTTGAGTACGACGACAGATGGGCCGATGAGATCGAAGAGGCTGAACCCAAGGAGAACGACGATGACGGAAGCACGAAGTGAGAATCGCACGGCCAAAGACGTGAAGGGCGGGCTGGTTGGCGACAAAGAGACTGCGAGCGAGCGCGCAGCTCGTGAAGGCGAGGCCGTGGCAGTCGAGGATCTGACGATCGATGAGCCGGTGCCGAGCTTGCCGGACCGCTGGGAAGTCGGTCAAACCGAAGTCGAGGCCGACGCCAACGCGACCATTGCCGAGGAGCGCGAGGCCAAGATCAAGGCCGAGAACGAGCGCAAGAACCGCGAAGCTGAGGAGGCGCGCTCCGGCACGCTGAGCGAAGAAGAGCGCAAGGCAAAAGCCGACGAAGCCACAGCGCAAGCGCAGAAGCAGCCCGGCGAGGATGCCGAGACTTATCGGCAGCGCCGTGAGCGTGAGCAGCGTGAGGAGCTGGCGCCGGACGAGCCGGTGCCGACATCGCGCAAGCGTTAGCCGATGAGCATTGCTGATCCCGGGGTCGCGCACGTTCCGTACCGGCCCCGGGCAGTATTCAAACCATTCCACAGGCGACCTAATCGTTGGGCGGTGATCGTCGCACATCGACGCGCTGGCAAGACGGTCGCGGCAGTGAACGACGCGATCCGCGCCGCGATCCGTTGCGACAAACCGGATGGCCGCTTCGCCTACATCGCGCCGCTGTGGAACCAAGCCAAAGATGTTTGCTGGGATTATTTGAAGCACTACTCACGCCCGCTGCTCGCCAAGCCGCCGAATGAGAGCGAGCTGCGCGTCGATCTGCTCAATGGCTCGAGGGTGCGGCTGTACGGCGCCGACAATCCTGACCGCATGCGTGGTGGCGGGCTCGATGGTGCGATTCTCGATGAGTATGCTGACATGCGGCCCGTGGTGTGGGGCGAGGTGATCCGTCCGATGCTGGCCGATCGTCACGGCTGGGCGACCTTCATCGGCACGCCGAAAGGCCGCGTCGGCCTCTACGACATCTGGAAAGGCCAGGGCATCTGGAAGGACGTGCAGCTCTACCGGCTGATGCTGAAGGCCAGCCAGACGGGTCTGATCTCCGAAGCCGAGCTTGCCGACGCCAGGCGCACCATGACCGAGGAGCAGTACGCGCAGGAGTTCGAATGCAGCTTCGAGGCGGCGATCATTGGTGCCTACTACGGCAAGCTGATGGCTCGAGCCGAGGACGAGAAGCGCGTGGTCGGCGTGCCCTACGATCCGGCAGCGCAAGTCTGGACCGCGTGGGACCTGGGCAAGAACAACGCCACGGCGATCTGGTGGGCGCAGGTCGTTGGCCGCGAGGTCCACGTCATCGACTATTACGAGATGACCGGCGCCGAGCTTGACCACTACGCACAGAAAGTGCGCGAGAAGCCCTACGTCTATGCCGGGCACATCGTGCCGCACGACAGCCAGGCGAAAATTCTCGGCATGAGCAACACCAGGTTCGAGCAGCTGGAGAAGCTCGGCCTGCGTCCGCTCACCGTGTGTCCGATGCACCGGATCGAGGATGGCATCAACGCCGCCAAGGTGATGCTGCCACGTTGTTGGTTTGACCGCCTGAAATGCGAACGGGGTATTGACGCGCTCAAGCTCTATCGTGCATCGTTCGATGACAAGCTGAACGTGATGCGGCCCGTGCCGGTGCATGACTGGACCTCCAACGGCGCGGACGCTTTCAGGTATCTCGCCATGATCCTCGACAGGTCGGATGCCAGCAAAGCCAATTTTGGCCGCACGTTGGTCTATCCCGAACAAGGAGTTGCCTGATGCGCTTCCGCAAGAAGCCGGTCGAGGTCGAGGCGTGGACGGCGCAGAGCGTGATCGCTGCCGCCAAGGAGAATTGGACCGCCATCCCGGCGCCGATCGCCACCGCCTACGAGCGCGGGCAGGTGTTCTTCACCGACAACAGCGTCGAGATCGTCACGCTCGAGGGCACCATGACGGCGAGGACGCCGGATTGGATCATCAAGGGCGTCAAGGGCGAGCTGTACCCATGCCGACCTGAGATTTTCATCGAGACCTACGAGCCGGTCGGGACCGAGGACGACGATGGCGCACTTTAGGACCTGGGTGAAATGGGGCGGGCCCGACGAGGCGGCCATGCCGGTCGGCGAGTGGAACGAGGAAGAGCAGATGCGGCTCAAAGCGCACGCCGCCCTCGATGATCTCTTGCGCGACATGGAGCGCAGGCACGTCACGCCGGTCAGCACCCGCGAAAACCAGCGCAAGCTCGAGCTGATCATCAACGCGGGGCCTGAGTGATGGCGGCCTATCGCGTCCCAGGCGGCGGTGGCACGGGCGGCAAGCCAACCCCACGCGATGTGATGACCGACGATGATTTGCAGGCGATGCTCGCCGCGCAGAAGGCCGACGCGCTCAGCTCCAACTCTGAATCCAAACTCTTGTCGAGCCGCGAGAAGGCGCTCGATTACTATTACGGCGAGATGCCCGACATGCTGCCCGCCGAGGGCCGCAGCAAGGCGGTGTCCACCGATGTCGCCGACACCATCGAAGGCCTGATGCCTTCCTTGATGGAGATTTTCGCAGGCTCCGACGAGGTGGTGGTGTTCGATCCGGTCGGACCTGACGACATCGACGCCGCCGAGCAGGAAACCGATGTCGTGAACCACGTGTTCACGCAGCAGAACAACGGCTTTTTAGTCCTGTACACGATGATCAAGGACGCGCTGCTGGAGAAGCTCGGCACCGTCAAGGTGTGGACCGAAGAGGAGACCCGCGACGAGAAGGAGACCTATCACAACGTCACCGAGGACGTGATGGCGGTGCTGCTGCAACAAGATCAGGTCGAGATCACGGCTTTGAGCCCATCCGACGAGGTCGAAGGTGCCTTCGATGTCGAGGTCACTAACAAGATCAGCAAGAAGCGCCATCGGGTGGTGCCGGTGCCGCCGAACGAATTTGGCTGGTCGCGGCGCACCGGCATGCAAATCCAAGAGACCGACTATTGTTACCACGAGCCGGAAGGCGGCAAGGCCATCGGCGAGCTTACCGAGCAGGGCTACGACCGGCAAATGCTCGAGGACCTGCCGAAAGAGAGCGGCGTCAGCCAATCGTCCGAGAGCGTGGCCAGGGACACCGTCAACGACAGTGACAAGCAAGGATCGTCCGATGATCTCAACAAGATTATGCGACGTGTTTCGGTCTGTGAGCACTATGTGCGGATGGACTACAAGGGCGACGGCAAGCCCTGCCTCTACAAAGTCACCACGGCGGGCGACGAAAGCAAAATCCTCACCAAGCAAGGCGTCCCAGACATCGAAGAAGTCGATGTCATCCCGTTCGCCTGCATCACGCCGTACATAGTCACGCACCGGCTGTGCGGGCGCTCGGCTGCCGACCTCGTCATGGACATCCAGAAGATCAAGACCGCGCTGACCCGTGGCTTGCTGGATAATATCTATCTGACGCTAAACCCGCGCGTCGAGGTCGCGGAGAGCAACTCGAATGAGAACACGCTCGATGACCTGCTGATTTCTCGGCCAGGAGGCATTGTGCGGACCAAAACCCCCGGCGGGCTAAATCCTTTCGTCCATCCTGATATCACCGGCAGCATCTATCCCATGCTCCAGTACATGGACTCGACGCGAGAGTGGCGCACTGGCGTCACCCGCCAGGGGCAAGGCCTCGATGCCGACGCGCTCAACAACCAGACCGCCACCGCCGCGATGCAGTTCTACGACGTGGCGCAGGCCAGAATGAAACTCGTCGCCAGGATCTTCGCCGAGACCGGCATCGCCGACATGATGTGGCTGCTGCACCATACCATCCGCAAGAACGGCGATCAGCAGATGACGCTCAGGTTGCGCAACAAATGGGTCACGGTCGATCCGCGCACCTGGAAAGACCGCAACGACATGACGGTCAATGTCGGGCTGGGCCATGGCGGCAAGGCCGAGCAGATGCAGCAGCTGCTGGTCTTGATCAACGCCCAGCGCGAGGCCGCCGCCGGGCAACTCGGCCTCGTCAACCCGATCAATTTCTACAATTCGGCGCGCGACCTGGTGCGGCTCTTGGACAAGAAGGACGTGGATCGATATTTCGTGCAGCCGCAGCCCAATGCGCAGATGCCAGCGCCGCCCGATCCCAACCAAGGCAAGTTGCAGATCGAGCAGGCCAAGATGCAGGCCAAGCAGCAGTCGGACCAGGCCACACTCGCCGCCAAGCAGCAATCCGATCAGATGAAAGCCGCCACCGATGCGCAGATGGCGCAGATGAAAGCCTCCGTCGAGCAGCAGAAGGTGGCGATGACCGCGCAGGTGAAGCAGATGGAGGCCGCGCACAAGACGGCGATCGAGAAGCTGCAAGCCGAAGCCGACATCGCCGTCGGTCAGGCCAAGGCGGCGGCGCAGATGCAGATCGCGCAGCAGAAGCACGACCTCGAAATGGACAAGGCGCGGCTCGAGGCGCAGCTCATGGTCCACAAGCACATCCTCGACACGAATTTTACGGAGCAAAAACACACCGCCGACTTGGCAATCAAGCAGCAGGACGCTAAAGCTAGAGCAGCCGACATGAAGGCGCGCAGCCAGGAGCGCCGCGCAGCGGCCCGAGCGAAACCGAAGGGGAAATCCGATGGCGGGAGGTAGCTCACCCACAGGCGGCGGCGGCATGAAGCAGCAGCGTCCGCTCACCGGCGGCATGGCGGGCGGCGACATGGCGGGACCTTGGGGTCCGGCTGGCCCGCGCACCACGCCGATGATGCCGAGCCAACAGAATTTTCAGCAGAACCAAGCGGCGATGCCTTCCGCACAGGCGACCACGCCGATGGCGGGCGGCGGCATCTACAATCCGATGCCGCGTGCCACGCAAGGCCCGGCGAACCCGATGAGCATGCAGGGTCCGGCCATGCCTGCCCGCCTCGATGCCAGCCATTCCGGCGGCACGCACTGGCAGGGCCGCGAAAATCTCTATGGCGGTGGCGGCAACAATTGGCTCAGTCAGCCGCAAGGCTGGCGCGGCAGCAATCCCGGCGTGGTCTCGCCCGAGAAGATGGCGCAACTCCAGAGCCGGGTCGGCAATCTGCAAGGCTTGATGCGCGGCGTACAAGGCGACATCCGTCAAGGCACCCGTAACCCCGAAGCGATGGGCCTGCTGCAAAACCGGATGGGCCGTCTGCAAGACTACAAGCGTTGGATGGGCCAGCACACGGCTGCGAACACACCGGCGGCGGCGCCGGGTCCGGTCGATCCGGTGACGGGGTTGCCGGTTGATCCGAATATGCCCGGGGGTGTAGCGTCCGATTTCAGCGGCGGGCTCACCAATGCCGGAAATCTCGCTTCGCTGCTCGCCGGGTTGGGCTACGTCTGAGGGGTAGATGGAAGATAAATCGCAAGCCAGGATCAACCGAGGTCAGCGCGCCCAGGCGCTGCTCGATGACCCGGTGCTGAACGAGGCTTTCGACGCGCTGCTCGCCGATGCCGACGAACGCGCCGACACCTCCAAGCCGGATGAGATCCAGCTGCGCGAGGAATGCTACCGCGCCAAGCAGGCGATCAAGGCGGTGCGCAAGAAGCTGGCGATCTGGGTCAGCGACGCCGCCATCGAGCGGAAATATCTCGACGAAATCAACCAAAAGAACGCAGCCAAGGCAGGTGAAGATGTGGCTGCTTAGAGCAAATATTCCGTTCGCTGCTGAAGGGACCGATTCCGGCCCATCTCCCGCGCCCACAGAGCCCTCGCCGTCGCAGAGCCCGATGCCGACCGGCGAAGGCATGCCAGCCCAGGTCCGAGGACCTGCTGAGCCGGTCAAACTCGGCGAGATGACCCCGTCCGAAATTGGCCGCATGATGCGCGGCCTGAGGAAGCCGAAGGGTGAGGCCGAAGGCCGAACGTCTACCCCACAACAACCCGCAGCGCCTGACGATGGCAGCGCGGACGAAATCGCCTCGCCCGATGAGGACGAGAGCGGCACCGCCCCGGAGGAAGTCCCTCCGGCTACCGGTGAGACTGACGAGCAAGCCCCTGAAGGCGAAGAGCCTCAGCTACGCGAACCTCCGAGGTCTTGGAGCGCAGAAGCACGCGAAAAGTGGGCGAACCTCGACCCTGAGCTTCAGAGCTATTTGCTCGAGCAGGACAGGACCGCCAGCCAGACGGTGCGTAAGGCTCAGAATGAGGCTGCTCAAATCCGGCAACACGTCGAACAGATCGTGGGGCAGGAGAGGATGCAGCTGGAACAGGTGAGGCAGCAATACGAAGCCGCCTTGCCCGATCTTTATCGGCAGCTGGCCAACAACGACCAGTTCGCCGATATCCAGAGTTTCGATGATGTCGAGAAGCTGGCGAAAGAAGATTGGGCGAGGTACATCGAATACGACGCTCACGTTAAAAAGCTCGGCATCGTGCAGGCGCAGCTGCAACAAGCGCAGCAACGTCAGATGCAGGAATACGGGCACAACTGGGCGCGTTGGTCGACACAAGAGGATCAGAAATTCGCCGACCTCAATCCCGACATGCGGGACCCGGCCAAGGCGAAAATCGTCCACGAAACGGGCGCCAAGACGCTGACCGATGTCGGCTTCTCGCCGCACGAGATCAACGCGCTGTGGAACGGTCAAGCATCACTCAGCATGCGCGACCACAGGGTGCAGGCCCTGTTCCACGATGCGATCAAGTTCCGAGCGTCCAAAGGCCAAGTCGAAGCTGCCAAAGCCAGAGACCTTCCAGCAGTCCAGAAGCCTGGAGTCGCCTTCTCGGGTAACCGGGGAGTGCAAGCCCTTCAAACCGCAAAACAGAAACTCAGCGCCACCGGCGACGTGAAAGACGGTGTCGCATTATTGCGAGCGCAACGAGCCGCGAGAGCTGGCCGTGCCCGCTAGGAGAAACCACGATGACTGTCCCAGCAGCAACCCAGACGATTTACTCCACCAAGGGTAATCGTGAGGACCTGACCGATGTGATCTATAACATCGATCCGACTGAAACGCCGTTCATCACCAATATCGATCGCGTCGGCCAAAAAGCGGTGCTGCACGAGTGGCAGACCCAGGCTCTGGCTTCGCCCGATCTCAACAACGCGCAGCTCGAAGGCGACGACGCCACGGCGACCGTGCATACGCCGACCGTGCGGCT